CTTGATCGTCAAGGCGCTGGAAGACTTCTCCGCCGCTGGACACGATCCGGTGGACATCTTGAACAACTCGATCAAGTCCGGCTGGTCGGACGTGTACGCGCCCAAGCCCACCGCGGCCGCCATGACGGCAAACCGCCAAGCTCACAAGCACGCTGGCGCCGCCGCTGCGATCTGGGGCAATTCAACACCCGAGGAGTTCATTGATGTTTAAGCCGATCACCATTTCCGCCGACGCCGTGCGCGCCGGGTCAACCGTTCCAGCCGAGCCGGACTCAGCCGTCAGCAACGTCTTCCGGGTGCTCCACGGGTTTTACGGCAATCTGTTTTTGGGCAAGTTTTCCAACGGGCAGACGAACGCCCAAGGCGAAGACACGGGTGTTTTGGGTGCCAAGGGCATTTGGACGCACGGCCTGCGCGCCTTTGACGTGGGCGTCATCAAAGCCGCGCTGGCTCGCGTGATCGACGATCACCCGGAGTTCCCGCCGAACCTGCCGCAGTTCGTTGCGATCTGCAAAGCCATCCAGCCGCGAAAGGTCGCGCCGGAAAGCCAGCCGCGCCTGGGGATGGACAGCGCATTGCAGGCTGAGTACAGCGCCCGTGCGCGCGCCGAAGCGATGGCGGCATACCAGCGCCGCGTCGCCGCCGAAAAACGCGCTACAGACGGTTTGCCGATGTTGCAGCAACTGGTGGCGCAAGCGGTGGCGCTGGCCGGTGGCGACGAGGTGGCGACGCTGCGCCGGTTGGAGACATCATGAATGTGCATCGACTGCCACCGAGCGAGCATCGGGCCGGGCTGGCCCATGCACTGCCCCACCTGCGCTTGGTGCGGGGCGCGGCTGATTCAGCGGCTGGGCAAGATGCCAATGCCCGCAGCCGACTCGATTGCCAGGCGCACCAAGGCGCTTGCGGACTGGCTGGCGCATGGACACAGCGAACAGGACTTACGCTCGCTGGCGAAGGGGTCGACACCGCTCGCGCCGACTGGCCAGGACGCGCCAGCGGCATCCGCGCCCCCGAGCAAGACGAAACGCCGCTGAGTGCAGCCGAGGTGCTTCACGCGCTCAAGATCAAGCTGATTGCCGACGCCGACGACGAGATCGACAAATGGCCCGCTGTGCGCGTTTATCGTCCGGCTGGTGCATGGGTATCGGCAATACCCGGCGCGGCGCGTACGCGCTGGTTTGACGCGGTGGTGACGGCATGAGCGAACTCGTTCTGCCCTGGCCATACAAAGCCTTGTCTCCCAATGCCCGGCTGCATTGGCGCGTGACAGCGCCGTTCAAAAAAATGTACCGAGACGCCTGCTACGTATTGACCAAGCAATCTGGCATCAAGGTTGATTGGGATGGTGACGTTCACGTCTGGATCGACTTCTACCCACCCGATCGGCGCCACCGGGACGACGACAACATGATTGCCGCGTTTAAGTCTGGGCGCGATGGTGTTGCCGACGCCCTGGGTATCAACGACAAGCGGTTTCGCATTCACCCATACGTCAAAAGCGAGATCGGCGGCATGGTGAAGGTGCGATTCACGCGCGGGCCGGAGGTGGCATGAAAGACCCAAACACCGACGTCGATTTCATCATCGCCAAATCTGCCGAGTTCGCCAAAGCCAAGGCCGAGCGGGTCTACCTTGAGGAATTCCGCAAGAGCAAAAAGGCCATGTTGATGTACGAATGCGTTGAAAAAGCCGTTAACGCCCGCGAGCAATACGCCTACGCCCACCCGGATTACTTGGAGCTGCTGGAGGGCATCAAAGCCGCCATCGAAGCCGAGGAAGCGCTGGTGTGGCAGCTCAGGGCCGCGCAGGCGAGGGTGGAAATCTGGCGCTCGATGGAAGCCAGCAACCGAAACCAAGATCGGGCGCTGCGGTGAACCGAAGCAGCAAGCGCCCGGAGGTGGCCGCATGAAGTCTATCGCCGGAACCCTCGCAGCCCCGTTCCCCTGGTTCGGTGGCAAGTCCAACGCTTGCGAGCCGGTTTGGGCTGCATTCGGCGTGGTGGAAAACTACGTCGAACCCTTCGCCGGGTCTGCCGCTATGCTGCTGGGCGCGCCCGATGGCAAGCGGGTAGAGACCATCAACGACTTCGACGGCTTCGTGGCGAACTTCTGGCGCGCGATCGCCGCCGACCCCGATGCCGTGGCGCACCATGCCGATTGGCCCTGCAACGAGGTCGACCTGTTCGCCCGCCATTCGTGGCTGGTGCGCCAGCGCGACAGCCTGACCACACAGCTGCACGCCGACCCCGCCTGGTTCGACGCCAAGATTGCCGGGTGGTGGTGCTGGGGTTCGTGCAACTGGATCGGTTCGGGCTGGTGCGCTGGCGTGGGTCCGTGGGTGCACGATGGCGAAAAAATAGTTTGCTTGCCGCGCGGGAAAAGCAATGGCGGCCTTGGTGTTTGGGCGCAGTCCCCGCACCTGAGCAGCGGGCAAGGCATCAACCGCCAACTCCCGCACCTGGGCGACGCCGGGAAGGGCATCAACCGCCAAACAACGATGACGCGCCGTGCGTACATCGAGCAGTGGTTCGGCCTGTTGCACCAGCGCCTGCGTGATGTGCGCGTGGCATGCGGTGACTGGGCGCGCGTGTGCAAAGACAGCGTGACCACGCGCCACGGCCTGACCGCCGTTTTTCTCGACCCGCCCTATGCCAAGGGCGCCATGGACTACAGCGCGGGCGGCATGGGCCTGGGCATTGCCGAGGCGGTGCGCGCTTGGTGTGTTGCCAACGGGGCCGACAAAAAGCTGCGCATCGTGCTGTGCGGCCATGCGGGCGAACACGACGCGCTGCTGGCCCACGGCTGGCACACCCGAGACTGGACCGCGCGCAAGGGCTACGCCCTGACCGAAGAGGCGGTGGGCAATTCGGCCAGCGAAACGATCTGGTGCAGCCCGGCTTGTGTGCCGGCTGAAAAGGTGCGCGGCTTGTTTGACGAGGAGGTGGCCGCATGATCGCCTTCCCCAAAACCACTGCCGCCCGCTCAGAAGCCTACCGCCGCTTGGTGGCCGCGATGCCGTGCAAGGCTTGCGGCATCCAGGGCTACAGCCAGGCCGCGCACCCCAATCACGGAAAAGGCATGGGTATCAAGACCGACGACAGAGCGTGTTTTGCCCTTTGCTGCGACCGAGTGGGCGTTTCTGGTTGCCATAGCAAGTGGGACCGCTACGAAATTGGCGGTCGCTTCGCTCAGATACCAATGGAAGTCGCATGGGGCGCAGACACCCGTCGCCAGATCACAGCACAGGGCCAGTGGCCCGCAAATCTTCAACAACTCGGAGACACAGAATGAAAATGGAAAAGCGCATCCGCGCCCTGCTGCGCGACGCGGCAAACGAGGACGGCCTGACCATCCCCGAAATTGCCCTTGCAATGGGCCTGCACCCGGTGCCGGGCACGATAAGCGCGGCTCTCAAAACGGCGATGGTTGACGCATACATCGACCGCTACAAGCGGCCCGAAGGCGGCGGGCAATTTTCGGCTGTGTGGTGCGTGGTGGTGCCGCCCGAGGACTTCCCCAAGCCTGACAAGAGCGCAAAGCAGGCGAAGGTGGCTGCATGAAAAAGCGCTGTGTCAGAAAAGTCTGGGCGCTGGTTGACCCGGTGCGCCACGCGATTGAAGGCGCCAGCATCACGCCAAGGCCGATGCTTGATCACCTGCTGGTGCGCGAGCTGTCAAGCATTGAAGCGTTCGCCCGAGGTGGTGCTGGCTTGCAAGAGTGGCACGACATGGCATCGGTCAACAACCTGACCCAGACGCTGGCCAGCTTGCATATCGGCGCCGAGGCCCTGCCGGACTGTGAAAAAGCCGAGGCCGCGCTGATCGAAGCAGCCACGCGCTACCAGGCCACCGGGCGCATGGGACTGAGTGGGCCGGGCCTGCAAGCACTGCGCGAAGTGATCGGCTGGCATGACGCACAGCGCAGCAGCATTGCGCGCAGCAAGTACGAGCGCGCAATCAGGCTGACTGAGGCGAGAACCCGCAGCGGGCACGCGACTGTGGACCTGGACAAGATTTTGAGCAACCAAAAGGAGAACGCATGAGCACGTTTGAACAGATCGAATCGAAGGCGATTCAGTGGGCGCGCGACCGCAAGATCATCGAGAACAGCACACCGCTGGCTCAGGCCCGCAAGACGCTCGAAGAAGTGGGTGAGCTACTGGAAGCGGCTGCCGCAGTGAATGCGCTGGATTGCGGCGATATGCGGGCCTTGGCTTACCGCGACGACTACATCGATGCTGTGGGAGACATCATCGTCACATTGATTGTTGGCACGGCTTGCGCT